CAATAAGATTCAACCAAAAGTTTTGCTTAGAAGAACCTTGCATAAAAGTTTGGGTTAACTCGCAAAAAGAAAAAGAATGGAAAACACGAAAAAAAGAAATAAAGGAAAATTTACAAACCGTTCAAGAACTTACAAAATTAGCGCAAACTTATTTTAATAGCTACATACGAAACCGAGACCGCAACAAAGGATGTATTTCGTGTGGTACTCAGTTAGGTCAAAAATTTGACGCTGGACATTATTATTCAATGGGCGGACACAAAGCCGTTACATTTGACGAAGACAACGTACACGCACAATGCGTTTATTGCAATCAATATTTACACGGAAATTTATTAAATTATCAAATAGGAATAGAAAAACGAATTGGAGCAGAAAAATTAATTGAATTACAAGGCAAAGCACACGAAACACGAAAATATACAAGGGACGAATTAAAAGAAATAATTAGCATTTATAAGGAAAAAATAAAGTTTTCCGAATTCGAAACAAATAAAAGATGGTAGAAATTAACGTAAATAGCAGTCAATTAGAACGAGCAAAAATATTGTACGAATTTAAAGAATTAAATAATTCAATCAGTAAAGGCAAAGGAAATTTAATAGGGGCGCTTGGTGAAATAATGGTTTTTGATTATTATAAAAACAAAGGCAAAGAAGTTATTCACGCCCAAAATTTTAATTACGATTTATTGATTGATGGCTATAAAATCGAATGTAAAACTTTAGCTTCAAACGCACCGCCTAAAGATTATTACAATTGTCATATAAGCGCATTTAACGACAAACAAGATTGCAATTATTATTGTTTTATACACGCTTTAAAAGATTATAGCAAAGTTTGGATTAAGGGAATGCTACCAAAACACGAAGTAAACCAATTAAAGACATTTAAAAGCAAGGGCGAATTAGACGGAAAATTTGCATTTAAAGAAGACACTTGGATTATAAAAAATTATCAATTAAAAAAAATAAATTAAAATAAATAGTTCTATATTAAAATATAATGTTTATATTTGAAAATAATTACTAATCAATTAAAACAAACCAAATGAAAGCAACAATTGAACAACTTGAAATGATTGAAAAATTAAGATACAATTTTTGTATTAATGTAATGGATTATGGTTTTTATTCAGACGGAACAATAAGCGTTCGTTGTAATGATAATGACAAAGATATGTACCAAATACATTTAGATAAATTAGGCAAATATATAAACATAAAATATAATAAATAATTACTAACCAATAAAACCAATAAAAATGAAACACTTATTTAAAAGTTTAGCGGAATTTCAACAAGAAGTTCCAACTATTCACAAAGCGACGCAAGGTTATGGCTACACCTACGCAGATTTACCAAAAATCTTTGAAGTAATAAACCCGCTACTAAAAAAGCACGGCTTAGGGTTTACACAATTGATTCACGGCACGGACTTAATAACAATTATTTTTCACGTTGAAAGCGGTGAAACTTTAGAAAGTAAAACGTCTATTCCTCAAAACGTAGCATTAAAGGGAATGAATGATTTTCAAGTTTTGGGTTCGGCAATTACTTATTTAAGGCGTTATGCTTTGTCAAGTGCTTTAGGATTAGTTACGGACAAAGACACCGACGCTGGAGGAGAACAAACAAAAAAAGAAGAAAAAAAGCCATTAATTGATAATAAACGTTTTGAAAAAGCTTTACAAGCTATAGTTGATGGAGGTTATAGTATTGAAGAATTAAAATTGAATTTTAATTTAACTGATTTACAATTAAAAGCTATTGAATTATGAATGATATTATAAAAATTAGATGTTCTGCTATTGGTAGAATAATGACGAGTTCTAAAACAAAAGGAGAACAATTATCAAAAACTACAAAAAGTTACATACAAGAATTAGCTTTGGAAAATAAATATGGTGTTTTAAAGGAGTTTAGTTCTAAATACACAGATAAAGGTAATGAAGTAGAAAATGAATCTATAGCGCTTACGATGGATGTTTTAAATTTAGGATTTATTTATAAAAATGAAGATCATTATAGTAATGAATGGATAAAAGGTACTCCAGATGTATGCAATGATGAAGTATTGTTAGATGTTAAAAGCAGTTGGGATGCTACAACGTTTCCATTTTTTGCCAATGATGTGCCAAATAAAGATTACTATTATCAATTACAAGGTTATATGTGGCTAACGGATAAACAAACTTCATTGCTATGTTATTGTTTAATAAATACACCATTACAAATAGTTGAAGATGAGGTTAGAAGAGAACATTGGAAACAATATGCTATAGACGAAAGAAAAGAAATAAGAGATTTTGTTGAAGCAAAACATAATTTTAATCATATACCAAAAGAAAAAAAGGTAAAGGTATTTGAAATAGAAAGAGACGAAGACACAATAAATGAAATTAAAGAAAAGGTAAAATTGTGTAGAGAATATTATAACCAAATAATAGAAATAATATAAATTAAATAGTAATTAATTAAAAACAAATAAAAATGAAAGTAACAGGCAAGATCCACTTTGTTGGAGAAATTAGAACAGTAAGTGACAAGTTTAAATCAAAGGATATCGTTTTATTGACAGACGAAACATATCCACAGTACATAACAATTCAGTTAACACAAGGCAAAACTGAATTAATAAGCCAAAACAACATAGGCGAACAAGTAGAAGTTAGTATTAATTTACGAGGTCGTAAATGGGAAAGTCCAACAGGAGAAATTAAGTATTTCAATACTATCGAAGGTTGGCAAATTAACGTTGCTGCTAATGAAACTTTTAACGCTGAAAAATTCGCGAATAAAGAAGCGGACAAAATGTTTAGAAAAGATATTGTTCAAGAATTAGAAGACGAACAAGACGATTTACCTTTTTGATATGAAAGCAACATAAATTTAGAAACATGTATATAGACGATAACAATTTACGTTCTCATTTAATAAAACTATTGAAAACAAAAACACGCAATCAAATTGTAAAAGAAATTCATAATCATGGATTAAAAATGCATCAATATAGCATAGACAAATTTTTACAAGGAAAACCTGTCAGTTTAGAAACGGTAAAAAAGATTGATAACTACGTTTATCGAAATGATAAACTCCCTTATAATTATTAAGTGTGGTTTTTATTAACAATAAATTGTTTAAAAAATAATCAATTGTTTGATTAAAATTTAATTATATATTTACAAAGTGGAATGGATAAATAAAGTAGTAAAACATCATAAAGAATGGGTTAAGATAGTTAACTCGTTTGGCGAATATTTCTTTGCTGAAGATATAGTGCAGGAAACTTATTTAATGCTTTTAAAATGGAGCAGCGAAGAAAAACTATTTACCAAAGGAAACTTAAATAAAGGTTATGTTTGGCTTGCGCTTAAAAATACTTTTTTAATGAGTATAAGAAACGAAAACAAAATTCAAAAGGTTAATATTGAAAGCATAGTAATGCTTCAACAGGAACAAAATAATGAATTAAAACATGAATCGTATTCAAGGTTGCTTACTATATTAGATGACGAAGTTTCTAATTGGCATTGGTATGATCAAAAACTATTTAAACTATATAAGGACAGTGATTTGTCAATGCGCGAAATAAGTAAAGAAACAAATATATCGGTTACATCTATATTTAATACTATTAAAAATTGCAAAACTAGAATAAACGAATCAGTAGGAGAAACTTACGAAGATTATATAAATGAAGATTATGAACTAATAAAATGAAAATAGAAAAAAGTATTTTAAAGGAAATGATTTTATTTACTAAATTTAATTCTAAACAATTAAAGCAACTTAATTTTAAGTTTTGGTTGTCTTGTGAATATAAAGAATTTCCAAAAACATTTTTAGGATTAAAAATAATTAAAACAAACATACTAAAAGACGAAACAATATTATTAGGAACGGAAGAACAATTTATTAAATATAACTTATAATTATGGCAAAGAAAAAACTAACTAAAATTGACATTGAAGAAAACACAATTATCGAACCTACTGGATTAGGCGACACTATCGAAATTGTTTTAGAAAAAACGGGAATCGCAAAAGTAGCTAAATGGTTATTAGGCGAAGATTGTGGTTGCGATAAACGAAAGGAAAAACTTAATAAATTATTTTCTTATCATAGACCAAAATGTCTAACAGAAGAAGAATTTAATTATTTAAACGAAAGTAATGTTTTAGATCAAGGAACTTTTAAACCAAGTGAACAAATAGATGTGCTAAATATTTATAATAGAGTATTTAGCCAAAACAAAAAACCAGGATCATGTGCTAGTTGTTTTCGCGAAGTAGTCAATAGCTTAAATTTAGTAATAAAAGAATATAAAGAAGAAAAAGATGTCTAAAGTAGGAAGACCAAGAAACGTAGAAACACCTGATGAAATGTACGTATTATTTAATTTATACAAAACATTTATATATGAGAACCCAAGAAATAAGTACATCATAAATCAACGCACAGGCGAATTAATGATAGAACCACTAAGAGTGCCTTTAACCTTAGAAGGTTTTGAAGTATTTATTTATAAAAAATTTGGTTATTATATTGAACAATATTTTAAGAATATAAATAAAGCTTATGATGAATTTTTACCTATCTGTACGCACATACGCAAAGAGATCAGACAAGATCAAATTGAAGGTGGCATGGTTGGTCAATACAATCCATCAATTACACAGCGCTTAAACAATCTTGCTGAAAGAACTGAAACAACACACATAGAACAACCTTTATTTCCAGATGTTAGTACGGACGACAGCGATTAATAAAATATTAGCTTTAAAAAAGCGAGTTAAAATAATTCAAGGCGGAACATCTGCTGGAAAAACTTTTGGCATACTTCCTATATTAATAGATAAAGCAACTAAAACATCTAACTTAGAAATAAGTGTTGTATCTGAATCAATACCGCATTTAAGAAGAGGAGCTTTAAAAGATTTTTTAAAAGTAATGAGATGGAGCAATAGATATATTGATGATTCTTTCAATAAGTCTTTCCTTAAATATCAATTTTCTAATGGTAGTTATATAGAATTTTTTAGTGCAGATGATCCAAGCAAATTAAGAGGGGCAAGGCGTGACATTTTATACATTAATGAGTGCAACAACATTGAGTTTGAAGCATACAACGAACTATCAATTAGAACAAAGAAAGAAGTGTATTTAGATTTTAATCCTGCAAATGAGTTTTGGGTACACACTGAACTAAAAAACGAAGATGATACTGATTTTGTAATATTAACTTATAAAGACAACGAAGCACTTGATCAACGAATAATTAATGAAATAGAAAAGAATCGCTCTAAAGCAACTACAAGTAGTTATTGGGCTAACTGGTGGCGAGTCTATGGATTAGGAGAAGTAGGAATGCTAGAAGGTGTTGTGTTTACAAATTGGAAAATTATTAATAACATACCTAATGAAGCAAAGCTAATTGGTTATGGATTAGATTTTGGTTTTACTAATGATCCAACTGCGATAATAGAAATATATAATTACAATGATCAAAGAATAGTAAACGAAATTTGTTTTCAAACAGGATTAGTTAATACTGAAATAGCAAAGAAGCTTCAAAAAAACGTAATAGCTTATGCTGATAGTAGTGAGCCAAAATCAATAGAAGAAATAAGAAGAACTGGACAACAAATTAAAGGTGTTACAAAAGGCAAAGACTCAATAAATTTTGGCATACAAATTATGCAATCACAAAAATACTTGGTCACATCAAATAGTACTAATTTAATAAAAGAATTAAGAGCATATTGTTGGGATAAAGATAAAACAGGAAAGCAATTAAATAAACCAATAGACAATTATAATCATGCTATTGATGCTTTACGTTACCACGAAATGGAATCGTTAGGCAAAAGTTCTAACTTTGGTAAGTACTCAATTAAATGACACAAGAAATTACATTAGAAGAAATGACAGCAGTAGTAGAAGATTATATCTATGAACGTAAAGGAAAACGAGTTAAAATAGTATTTAATAATTTAATGATGTTTCACAGGCATTTTCAATTACTATCAAGAGCATACGATATAGCATTAGCATATAACATTAAACAAAAATCTTAATTATAATAATATGAAGTTAGAATTAAATGTGCCAACTACTTTAAATGATATTACTTTATCTAAATATCAAGAATTTTTAAAGACTAAAATAGGCACAAATGACGACACTATGTTAGCGGAAAAAATGATTCAAATTTTTTGTGACGTTAAACTTAAAGAAATAGTTAACATAAAACTTACAGACGTTCAAAAATTAGTTTTACACTTTAATGAGTTATTTTCAACAACACCAAAATTTAAACAAACATTTAAAATAAAAGATATTGAATTTGGATTTATTACAGATCTTGAAAATATAAGTTTTGGTGAATACGTAGATCTTGAAGAAAACTTAAAAAGTTGGGAGACTTATCATAAAGCAATGGCAGTAATGTATAGGCCAATTAAGCTAAAATACAAAAACACTTACGAATTATATGAATACACAGGAACAAGTGAATATTCAGATATAATGAAGTTTGCGCCACTTGATGTTGTATTAAGCTCTTCAGTTTTTTTTTGGAATTTAGGAAACGAATTACTACAAGTTACACTATCTTATTTGGAGAAGGAAATAAAGAAGAATCCGAAAATCACGGAAACTTTAGCGAAGCAACACAATTTTCCAAACAATGGGGATGGTATCAGTCAATATATGCACTCGCTCAAGGCGATGTCACAAAATTTGACGATGTTACCAGAATGGGACTACTTAAATGTTTAACATATTTAACATTTGAAAAACAAAAGAACGAAATAGAACAAAGACAACTTAAAAAGTATTTAAAATGAATGGATTTTACACAGCGATAGACAAACTTAAAGCGCACTTTGACGCAGACGCATTGGTTAATTCAGTAAGCGAAGGAGACATTTTCCAAGTTGATTTAGCTAAACAAACTATTTTTCCACTTGTTCATATAATGGTCAATTCGTGTACATTTGAAGTAAACGTTTTGCGCTTTAATATTTCTTTAATTGCAATGGACATAGTTGATATTTCAAAGAACGAAAATACAGATGTTTATTTAGGCAATGACAATACGCAAGACGCTTTAAATTCAACATTAGCAATATTAAACCGAGCATACGACATTATGTTGCATGGATCTTTAGCTTATGATTTATACCAAATAGATGGCAATCCAACTTGTGAGCCTTTTACAGAACGATTTGAAAATCTTTTATCTGGTTGGACAATGACTTTTAGTGTATTAATTGCAAATGACATGACAATTTGTTAATATGGATAAAAGCGAACAATTAAAATCATTAGAAAAATTTAGAGATTATGTTATTCAACAAGCAAGAACAAAATTAACACAGCTTAAAAAAAATAATACAAAAACTTTATATGAATCAATAAATGCTGAAACAAAAGTAATGCCTAATTCCATACGTGTTTATTTTAACATGTCAGATTATGGATTTTTTCAAGATCAAGGAGTAAAAGGAGTTGGCGGTACAAGATCAACAACAAGTAAATTTAAAAGTACTAATAACAAAGGGAAAATGTGGAGACAAAAAGCTCCAAATAGTCCGTTTAGTTTTAAAGAAGGTGTAAAACCAAGCGTAAAACATTTTAAAGAATGGAGTGCAAAAAAAGGTTTAAATGCATACGCAGTTCGTGAAAGTGTATATAGACAAGGAATAGCGCCAAGTTTATTTTTTACTACGCCATTTGAAAAAGCATTTAAGAATTTACCAGATGATTTAATAAAAGCTTATGGCTTAGAAGCCGAAGAAACATTTGACACAATAATGAAAGAAAACTTTAAAAATAATTAAAAATGGCATTACCTTCTCAAGATCACATATTTGTTCGAAGTCCGTTTATTATCGAAGTTGATGATCCAACACAAACTGGTTCAAAAGTTGAAATATTTATTTACAAGGCGAACGCCTTACCACCCGCAACACCGACTTACACGTTAAGCAAATTAATTCCAGCTTCAAACAACACGGTTACGCTTTACAATTTAAGCCCGTATATAAGGGAAAACATAACGCATCCAACAAGTCCAGATAATGCAAGCACAAATTTGCAATTAACGCCTTACGAAGAATATACTTTAGTTGATGTTTATACTTACAATCTAATTGGCGGTAATTACGTAGCGCAATTTAACGCAACTTACCGAGCGTTTGACGGCTTCGGTTATTATGAAACGGGAATTAACCCCGACTATTCTTTTGGACAAGCGGTTGTTTTAGCAGAGCAAATGCATTACAATTATTATTATGATCCTGCATACCCGACAACTGCTGAAAGTTTAGCGGGAACAATTACGGCTTACTTACCCGTTAATTTTATTGTTGAATATACGGGGTTACAAACTGGAACAATATTTACTTATTCAGCGACAAGCTCAAGGGTATTTGATTTTTTTAGAGTTCCGCCATCAATGATTTCTGAAGGTGCAAAAGTTAAATTTTCAACCGCTCCAACACCTTTTGCGATTACTTTTTGGACTGGATATTTTAGACCCGTTGAAGAATGTAAATACGAACCAATAGTTTTGGACTTTATAAATAAATACGGAGGTTGGCAACGCGAAACTTTTTTTAAAGCAAGTTATGAAAATTTAGAAGTTCAATCGACTCCTTATAATTTTATGATGACTATAGACGCTTTAACGTACGATGTTAAAGAAGGACAAAAACAAATATTTAATAATAATGGAAGTATAAAAATAAAAGTTAATTCTGGTTGGGTTGACGAAAAATTTTCAGAGAACTTACAACAACTTTTATTAAGCGAGCGAGTATTATGGATAAAAGACAATACAAAATTACCTATTAGAATAAATACAAAAAGTATTAACAAAGAAAAGAATATAAATAATAAAAAGATAAATTATTCTTTAGATTTTGAAATGGCGTTTGATGTAATAAATAATGTAATTTAATGAAAAGGGAAGTAAGGGTATTTATTGAAGGGCAACAAATAGATTTATTCAACGACGAAACAATTGAAGTAAATTCAAGCGTTCAAAACATTGCGGATATTTCTAAAACAAGTACGGACTTTTCCCAAGCGTTTACAATTCCCGCAACAACACGAAACAACGCAATATTCCAACACTTTTATCAATCGGACGTTGACGGCACTTATAATTTTCAAGAACGAAAAGACGGATATATTGAAATAGATATGACAACGTTTAGACGTGGACGGATTCAGTTAGAAAAGTCAAACGTAAAGAACGGGCAAGTTGAGAATTACACGATTGCTTTTTACGGCGAATTAACGAGCTTAAAAGATTTATTTGGCGAAGACAAACTAAGCGATATAGATTACCCCGGCTATGAACAATCAGTTGACTTAGCACAAATTAAAGCGGTAATTGAAGGTCTTGTTTCTTTTGGGGACATAGCTTACCCGTTAATAAGTTCCGCAGAATTTTGGCAATACAATACACAAGGCGCAAACGGAACAACTCCGTCTTGGTTTGTCCCAACTCCCGCAAGTCAAATAGACACACCAGCGGGAGCAATTGACACAAGCGAATTATTTCCCGCATTAAGATTAAGCGCAATTATTTCATTAATAGAATTGCATTATGGAATAACTTTTAATAGTAATTTCTTTTCTACGGACAATTTTAGGAGGGCTTATTTGTGGTATAAAAACAGAAATGTATTTGTTACGATGTCAACACCGCAAACCTTAGACATTACGGGTTTTTTAGGGCAAACGGGAACTTTTCCAAATGCAGTTCCTATGCAAAATTTTGTTGATTTAGGAAACAATACTATTTTAATTCAAGCAACCTCAAACGCTGGAAATGGAGGGGGACTTACGGTAAAATTAGCGCTAACGTCTCCGCCAACTTTAATTGATTATTTTGTTGACGTTTATTGTAATGGTAATTTAATACAATCAATAGAAGGAGACGGGAATGGATTTCAATTTAGTATTGTAAATGAACCCGACGTTTTAGGGTTAAACAATACGTATTTTTTCCAAGTTAGAGCTCAAAGCGCAATTATATTAGATTTTGATTTTTATTTTTATTACTATTCAACTTTTAATCTTACTATACAATCAACTGCAACTTTTAGCATAGGTACACAAGTTCACACCGCAACAACTAATTTAAAAAGAAACGCTCCCGACTTAAAAATTTCAGATTTCTTTTCGGGGTTGCTAAAAGAATTTAATTTAACGGTTACTGGTACGGACACACCCAACACTTTTTTAGTTGAGACTTTAAATTATTGGTATGCTTCGGGAAATGTTTTTGACATAACAACGTTCACGGATTCAACAAGCATAGATATTGAACGTGTAAAACTTTACAAGAAAATTTCTTTTAGGTATCAACCGAGCGAAAGCATTACGAATAAATATTATTTACAAACTGGTTT